CAGGCACCCTCGGGCGCAATAAAAAGAAAGAAAAATCCACGCACCCAGACCACAAGGGCCAGTGCCTCATCGAAGGCCGTCCCTACTGGATTTCTGCCTATGTCAACGAAAATCGCGAGACCGGAGAAAAGTTTTTCAAGCTCTACTTCAAGCCCCGCGAATCGAACTCCGCGCAACCCGAGCCGCCCGCCGAGCCGCCTCCCGCCTCGCTCGACGAAGCTCCCGAGATTCCCTTCTAATGTCCCCCGAAGAACAATCCGCCATCTGGTGCGTCACGCCCGAGGAGCCATGGTTCCTCGCCCTTCTCCGCAAACTTGACGACCACATCGAAGACGCCGCCGACATCGTGTGCATGCCGCAGACCGCACAGAATCCCGGCCTCCTCGCCCACTCCGCAGGCAGCCTTTCAAAACAAATTTCGACAGGCAGACGAGCGACACGGATGAGCGTTGCATCGGCCCTTAGCCGGTGAACGCCACATCGAGGTCGGGAGGCGTCCGTATGGGCGACCGCAACCTTGGAAACCCGGCGTCTGAAAAGGTGCGGCCGCGCCGTCCCTGTCTTCTCTTTCTCCCCTCCGTGTCCTCCGTGGTGAAAACTTTTTAGCGCCCGTTTTGCCCCGTTTCCTCCCGTTTCGCCCCGTTCTGCCCGCACCCTCTTTCCGCCCCGCATTTCCCGTCGCATTTCTGGTCCCAGGCGAGGGCTGAACTGCTCGCCGCGACTCCGTGGAAACCGTGCGGAGCCGCACCAACCCTCAGTTCTGAACACGCGACTTGGACGCACCACCAACCATGGCCCAGACAGAAACAGCATTCAGCATCGGCGAAGTCATCGACGCCCTCGGAGTCACCCTCCCCACCGTTGATGAAACCCCGGCGGCCCCCGAGGCCGAACAGGAGATAGACCCCGCCGCGCAACCTGACACCACCCAAACCGACGAAACCGAATCCGAAGAATCATCGGAAGATTCGCCCGATCCGTCCGACCCGTCCGACGAATCCGAATCCACCGACGAAGACGCCGACGAAACCGAGGAGTCCGATCCCGACGCCGAAGACACCGAAGAGGCCGCGCCCGCCGTGAGGAAACTCACCAAGCGCGTGGACAAGCTCACCGCCCGCGCCAAAAGCGCCGAGGAGCAATCCGCATCCCTCCAGGCCGAACTCGCCGCCGCCCGCGACGCCCTCACCAAAGCCCAGCCCATCGTCCTCCAGGATGCCTCCGATCCCCTCGCCGATGTCATCACCGCCGAGGCCCTCGAAGGCCGCATCGCCGCCGCAAATACCGTGCTCGATAATGTGCCCGATCTTATTGCCAAGGCCGATATGGAGGGAGAAGTGGAAGTGCCCATGGGAGACGGCAGCACCCGCAAGTTCACGAAAGCCGAACTCCAGGACCGCCTCCGCGTCGCCCGTCAAATTCTCAAGGCCGAGCCCGCCCGCCGGAACTACCTCGCCCAACGCGAGACCTACCAGCACGAAGCCCGCGCCGCCTACCCGGAATTGTTCCAAGAAGATTCGCAAGCCCGCCAAATGATGCTTGCCACGCTCCGTGCGTATCCCGCCATCGCGAAGCTCCCGAATCTGGAACTCATCGTCGGAGACGCCATCCGAGGCCAAGCCCTCCGCTTTCAGCAAGCCGAGGCCGCCGCGAAAGCCCGGGCCACCAAGCCCGCCGCCAAAGCGCCCGCCAAGCCCGCCGTCGCCCCCAAGGTCGTCAGCCCCAGCGCCGCACCGAAAACCAAAACCAAAGCCGACCCGCTCGAAGTGTTGAAGAAATCTGGAAACCGTGATGCCGCCGAAAACTTCGTCGCCTCACTTTTCGACTAACTCAACCACCACCTTAAACCCCCAAAACCACCCCTATGCCCGCAACCCCCATTCAAACAGTCAAAGGCCAGCGCGAAGATCTCTCCGACGCAATGGTCCTCATCGAACCCGGCGACACACCTCTGTTCTCCATGTGCAAGAAATCAAAAGAGCCAGCGAATGTATTATTCTCCTGGCCAGCCGACCGCTACAGCGACCCTCAAACCGCAGGCGTCCTTGCGAACGACGATGTCACCAGCTTCGACGACGAGCACGCGAACCGCGAACTCCTCTCGGGCCGCATCCAGAAAGTCCGCCGTTCCTTCCAGGTTGACGATCTCGTCGAGAACGTCGCCGACCTTGCAGGCGTCGGCAAAAAGCAAGCGTTTAACAAGGCCGCTGCGAAAGCCCTCGTCGAACTCAAAATCGACATCGAGTCCATCATGGGCTCCGACAACGACAGCCAGGTCCAATCCGGCTCGAACCCCTACAAAACTCGCGGCATCGGCGAGTGGATCAAAGCCACCGCGCAGGCCGACACGGCCACAGCCGTTCCCGCCGCGTTCCGCACTCCCGCCGCGTCGATCAACACCACAGCCACCGCCTCCCTCACGGAGAGCAATGTGGTGGATGTGTTGGAGTCGATGTTCAAGGTCCGCCGCGCCCGCCGCAACTACGACCTCGTCTGCGGCACCGCCCTCAAGCGTGCCTTCACAAACTTCATCCGCACTCAGACTGGCTCGACAAATGTCATGTCCAGCGTCCGCACCTTCAACAGCAATGTCGATTCCAAGAAAATCACAAACACCATCGACATCTACGAAGGCGACTTCGGCACACTCAGCCTCCATGTCTCCACCTATCTCGCGAACGGTGCGGCAGCCGCCGTCTCCGCCGCTCGCGGTTATGTCCTCGACATGGACCTCGTCTCCATCGGCTTCAACCGCAAGCCCCGCATGGAAGAGCTTGAAGATCGCGGCGGTGGCCGTCGCGGCTTCTGCGACGCCATCTTCGGCGTGGCTGTAGCCAATCCCCAGGTTCTCGGCAAATTCGCCGCCACGACCTAATCCCCGCCCCCCAGCCCTTGCCGGTGGTCCCGCGTCCAGGACAGACCACCGGCAATCGGGCGGGCCTCTTTTTAAGACTCAATGGACGAACTCAAAGACATCCTGAGCGAAATCCCAAGCGACCTTGCCGAGGGAGCCAAATCCGAACTCCTCGAGCAATGGAATTCCCAAGCCGTGCAGGCCGACGCCCGCCAGCACGCCATCGCCGCCGATCACGCCAAGCAAGACCTCCGCTCCATCGAAGGCGTGGGCGCTTTGAGTCTCTCCGTTGATCCCCAGATTTATCACTTCTGGAATTGGAAACTCCCCGGCTGCTGGCGCGACTCCGATTTCATCCGTTGGTTCAAACGCAACTTCCCTCAATGCGTCGTCCGCTGCGGTGGAACGGGCAAGTTTGCCATCCTTATGCCGGGCCTCCGAGCAGCATGATTACTGATTTGGCCAGCTACCGTAATGCGGCGGGGTTTGTTGTTCCCTGGTTATTCATTCGCGATGGCCGTAACCGCATAAAAGCGGCCTCTGGCGACTTTTCCCTATGACCGAATCCGACGAGCCAGACCGCGATCCGAAATACTGGATCGGCCAGCTCACCCAAGCCGCCACCGATGGCGGTTGGTTCAACACGCTCCGCTCCCGGAACTATGATACCCGCATGGCCCTGTGGGATGGCCAGTCCTCCGATGGCCGCAAGTGGCCTGAGAATTACGGCAAAAATGTTTTCCCATGGTCAGGGGCGAGTGACGCCCGCATCCGCCTCGCCGATCTCGTTTGCAACCGCGAAGCCCAGCTCTGCCTCACCGCCACCTTCTCCGCCCGCCTGCAAATGATGCCGGTCGAGTCTTCCGACGCTCTCTCCCGCACCGCCGCCGAGGCCGTCCTCAAGTGGATGCTTTTCACCCATTGCGCCAGCGACCTCCGGCGCGAACTCGAACTCGCCCTCAACATCCGCGCCACCTACGGCCTCGCGATCATGGGTGTGTTTTGGAAAACCACGACACGCATCGAGGAAAAATCCGTCACACTCGAAGACCTCATCGCCATGGCCCAAGAGCAAGGCGATCCGAATTCCCCCCTCGCCATCCTGATCGGCGCGATCCTCGATCCCCTCCAGGAAGAAGTCGCCATCGACCTCGCCGAGCAATTCGCCCCCGGCACCGGCTCCACCGCCAATATCCGCAAGCTCCGCGAAGGCGGCACCGTCGAATACACCGAGCCCTACATCTTCGAGAGCAAGCCCGAGTGGACGGCGTTGGAACCTTTCAACGACATCATTTTCCCAACCGCCACCTACGACCTCCAACGCGCCCCCTGGATCGCCCGCCGCGAGATGGTGACATGCGAGGAGCTGGAAGAGCGCACGCTGACCGAAGGCTACCCATACGAATTTTACGAGAAGGCCGAGAAGTTCAAAGGCGCAAGCCTGTGGCCGATTTACAGCCAGCAGAACAACAACCGCCGCGACTCGATCCTGTGGCAAGACCACCGCGACCTCATCGAAATCTGGCACGTTTATTCCAAAGAGACCGACGAGAAAACCGGCGCAACAAAAGTCATGTGCCGGGTCATGCACCCGAATGTGGATGTCTTCGCCAAGGAAGAAGTCTCGCCCTACTCGCACGGCGAATACCCCTTCATCGAACTCCCCCGCGAGCGCGTCACCCGCTGCCTCATCGAGTCCCGTGGCATTCCCGAGATCGTCAGCACCATGCAGGCCGAGATCAAGGCCCAGCGCGACTACCGCACCGACCGCGCAGGCATCGCCATCCTCCCCCCGATGCGCGTCCCGGCAAATCGCGGGAAGTTGGACATCATCCTCGGTCCCGCCGTCCAAATCCCCGAGCGCCGTCCGAACGAAATCGGCTGGATGCAACCACCCCCCTTCGACCAGGGAACGATAGAAATCGAGAAAGCCGTTCGGCGAGATGTGAACGAATACTTCGGCATGGCCGGTGAAGGCGTTGATCCGAACTACACCGCCCTCGTCGTCCAGCACACCGTGGACCGCTGGCTCCGCGATTTCAAAGCCATCATCGTCCAGACCTACCAGCTCATGCAGCAATACATGCTGCCCGTCCAAATCCTCCGCGTCTCCGGTGGCCAATCCCTCCCCTTCCAAGCCGACCGCGAGAGCATCCAAGGCAAGTTCGACCTCATCGTCGATTGGGACGCCAAGAACCTCGACGCCGAAGCCCTCGGCATGAAGCTCGACTACATCAGCAAAGCCGTCGTCCCCATGGACACCGCCGGAGTCATCGACCGCGCCGGGCTCATCAAGTTCATCATGGCTGCCGTCGATCCCGTCCTCGCCGACCTCCTCGTCCGCGACCCCGGCCCCGCCGCCGCCATCGAAGCCAACGAAGAGCAGCTCGCCTACACCAAGATCGCCGCCGGAACCGAACCCGAACTCCCCGCCGAAGGCCAGAACCACCAGCTCCGCGCCCAAGTCCTCCAAGGCATCATCCAGGCGAACCCCGCCATCCAGCAGCGCCTCCAGCAGGACGAGATTTTCCGCAAGATGATCGAAGCCCGCATGAAGGGCTTCCAGTTCCAACTCCAGCAACAACAAAACGCCCAGATCGGCCGCCAAGGCACCCTGCCCGCGTTGCAATCCCCCCAACAACCCACCCCCCAATAACCCATTATGAGATCCGTCACATTCCAATCCGTCCTCGACGGAGCCGCCTCCCGCATAGGTCTTGACCCCACCCAGACCATCCAGCCCTCCACAGCCTCCGCGCTGACGGAGTATATCAACACCCGCACCCGCTTTGCGTGGGAGGCTTACAAGTGGCCTGAGCTTTCGGCTATCGAGAAGCGCCAGTTCCGCCCGACCTTTGACGCTGCCGCGACCTATGCTACCGGCGCGGAGGTTTTCTACCTTGGCAACTACTACCGCAAGACCGGCTCTGGAGCGGTCGGCGTCCTTCCTACCGTGACGGCTACATGGACGGTTGCAACATCGCTCACCGATTTCGTGCGCTCGATTGATTTCGACCAGACTTTCACCGCCACCTCTGGCTCCACAGCGGCCACGCCGATTGGCGAGGTGCTGCATATTTACCGCCAAGACCCCCGCGTCGTTCGCTATGCCGAGCGTGTAAACTTCTGGGTTACTGACTCGGGTGCCATCGTCGGCCCCACGCAGTTCACGAACGCGACGCCGAACGAGGTCTTTGTGGAGTTCACGATCCGCCCGACCATGTTCAACACAGCTTCAAATGCTGACCCCTTCCCCCGCGTCCTCAGCGAGTATGTCAAATTCGCCTCTGCCGCCGACGCCCTCCGCGAAGACGGTCAGTTTGATAAAGCCGCCTACATGGACGGCATG